CTACACGGCGACCACTCTGGAGTTTTCCAGGTGTTCATCGCCCCAGTTGCAACTGTGTGTGTGACACGTTGGACTTTTAGTCCGGCGTGCTGTTTGTCTTTATGGAGCTATTCAGCTAAGCTGACTCCGAAAGGGACTTCACGTCTATTTCGTTTGTAACGGTATGGCCCCCTTACGGGGGTTTCCGCTTATTTCAGGCGTAACGATATGAGTCCAAAATAAAGATTGTGTGTGTGTGTGTTGTGTGTGTGTTTGTGTGTTGTACCTCAAACGTAGGTGACATGGGCGAGGTTGCCCGCGATAGCGTAACTACGGTAGATCTTTCTCCGCGTTAAATCGACATCGTACTTCTGATAGTCAGGCTTGAAACCCTTTCTCTTAGCGTACTTTGCGATCGAACGTAGATTCCAGATCCGCCGGTTGTGGCGCACAGCTCTATTGAGCTTTCGCGAGATCTTTGTCTCTGTTTCCTCACTTGAGGGTGTGAAAAGTTCCCCTAGAGAGACTTCTGTGTCAAACAACAAGTTGACGCACTCCTTCCCCACGGCTCGGTTGTAAACCTTATGCCCGGGATTGTCGAATTCGACGATCTCCGGCTCAGGCAACCGAGACATGGCGCGAAGTCGAGTGCCCCACGTTGTAGACATGATTCTCATATCTAGGGGAGAGTGTGCTGGATCCTTCCGGGAAATCAGCATCCTTGCAATGGCTTTGTCTTTGGCGCTCGGCTCGATCACTCCGATCAGCCCCAGCCCACCAAGCCATTCGGGAATATACCACGGAATCCCTTCCACTAGCTGTGTCGCGTTGTTCAATTTGAATAGCGAGTGCAGCTTGAGGTGAAGCGACTTCGGGGAAGAGAGCATCAAGGACCGGTACCTGGCCCCTGGCTGACTACGCTTCTTAGCGCCGTCGGTCATGCCGGATAGTGCCTTTCCGCCACTTCTCTTCATTCCTTTCACTAACCCCCAGTTGATGTACTTCACACGGTTGAATGTTGTCGTAGTTCCGCTCTCTTGTTCTTGCCCATTTCGGTCAATGATGAGCGCGTTGTGCGCGTCGCCGACGTTGAAAGTAGTCGAATTGATTTGGAGAAAGTCGCGCGAGACAAAAGTCTTGCCCACTGACTCCGACATTCCGATGAACTTTCCGATGGCCGCCCATTGCGCGTATACAGAGCGCGTGGCTCGGAGAACGAGGTCGTCCCCGTTCACTAGCCCAGGTATCTCGTCCAGTCTGACATTGTGCCCCGAGGCTCGCTCAAAAGCGAGTCTCGCGACGGTCGCATTCAGAATGCAGAGTACCACAAAACTCGACACTGACCCCATGAGTTGCCCCCGCTTCTGCGGTAGAGCATGCTCTGGATCGTCAGGGTTTTCAATCGTGTGACCCGTGAGTGACTCGAGATAAACCCCCGTTTCTGTGTCGGAAAGACCTAGCTTTGCAGCTATGGCCTTCCCCACTTCTTCGGAGTAAATCTTGTAAACTTTGTTCGTTGCCTGGCTGTAATCAGCCGAGAGGAAAATTTCATCGATGAGGCGCAATGCCCCGACGGAATCTTCAACGATCAACTCGTCTACCGGTCTTCCGGTTAGACGAAAGAGCTTAGTCTTCAGTAACTCCTTGGCTAGTTTCAGCTGCACTGTTTTCAAAACAAAGTGCGATGCTGGACTCCCCTTGGAAATTACTCGGACCTTAAGTGCCTCAGCGAGCGCTACAAGGGAAACTCGGTTCGGGTGGGCAATTGCCTGTTCCAGAACCTTCCCCCAAAGCGCACCGTAAGCACCGCTCAAGTTTGTGTCATCCACTTCCACACTAGACAAATCACCGACCGTCCAGTCGTTAAACTCTTCGTCTACGTCAACATCTTCGTCGTACGCATCTTCCATGCCATCAGCCATTGCATCCCACCCCGTTTTGGTCGTGAGGTAGCCGCCTGGTACTCTGAGTTCATCCCAATTGGGAAGAAACTCATCAAGTAACCAGCCCGCAGAACCTCCGCCTGAACGCGATTCGATGTAATTCGCCGACGTGCTCGGAAAGATCGTGCTTTGGATATCAGCTACTCCTAGCTTCGACATCCCCACGAAAACTTCATCTACGGTCTCTCTCAGAGCCCGCAACATCTCACTCTGGGTAAGCTCCTCAGCTTCCCAGATTTCCTCTTCCTTTGTCTCCTTCGCCCAAGGGTCTGTTTCGCGTTCTCTGAACCGAAACGGATCCGCCTTGGCGAACTCTTGCCTTTCGGCCTGAGCGAACACACTGGCGAGGTCTGCACCTAGTTTGCCTGTCGTATACTCTGACACTTCACGTGTTGGTAATGCGACTACATCTGGTACAGAATGGTCTTCCGTGAGAATTTTGAATGTTGATGTTAACTTCGCCTTACAGGCATCCTCATCCGGTCTCGGGCAACCTTTTGCCCACCCGTTTTGGATGGTGTCCAGTAGTTGGAACCACTTTGTGGTGTCCACACGGCGAAGAGACGCTAGCCAGCGTCCGATAGTACCTCCCATGATTGTTGAAGGCTTGTCCTCTGCAGTGAATGGCTTCTCTGGCAATTTCTGACCCCGCATAGCGGCGTAGAATGAGTCTCGCTTGTACTTGATCACTTTTAAAGGTGAACAGTCCTTTGCGTAACCCTTCCATCGCTCCGCCAATGCAGTCAGTTGGTTTCTTATCTTATTTCCGTCGCCTCGCGGCACGGCGAATCCGAACAGTTTAACTGTTTGAAACAAGATAGAGACCGCTTGCCCAAGAGTCCCTTTGCTGTCGAGAACCTTCTCGATCGTGACTGGTTTTGTCGATTTGTTTTCACCCTTCCTCTCCTTCACCCCTCCCTCCCCC